ACAGACAAATAGCTGAAACTATGAATTTTGAAAGGTTTCCAAAGATTAGATGGGATGAGGGTATCCTTAAAGATCCTATTTTATATATGAACACACTTGCAGCACTGGTAGATCGTAGAATGTTAAGTTATAGAACTGCTCTCGAAGAGCTCGGTTATGACTTTCCTAATGAGTTTAGAAATATGGAAGAGGAAATGCCACTTGTTGAAGATGGTACTTTTGGTATTTTAGGTTCTCCATGGCAGCAGGCTAAAACCCAACCAACACAAGGTGCTCCAGTAGGAACACCTTCTTCAGGCAGACCTAAAGGACAAACCAACACAAAAACAAAGACAACCAAACCCAATGATCAGCGTAACCAAAAACCAAATCAAAAGAAAGAAGATTTAAAAAAGAAGGCAGCATCTGTTGAAGTGATAGAAAGTATTCCAACAATGTCGCCCACAGAATATGCTAGTTTTCTAGACGGAGCTAGACAAGTTCTTGATGATGAGCGATATGCGATATTTTTAGACCGTGTATCTAAAGTTAGATTTGGTTTGAAAAATAGTCTATAGGAGAATTTAAATGGAAGAGAAAATTTATTTAGAGGCTGATATTAAATTAGAAGAAGAAACTGAGGCATTACATGAGGCGGCAGCGTCTGTTATAGAACTGCCTAAAGACAGTGAAAAACAAATAGATCTTATGTATTTCTCGGCCATTTTTGTTTCTTCTGGTGAGAATTTGAATCATGCTTATTTCACTCCTTCAGAGTTGGTGGCAGCCGAAGGAACTATTGTAAATAAAGCATTAGATGTAGAGCATAAAGAAGAAGAGATTATTGGTCATATTTATGAGAGGGCTTTTACTGATAAAGAAGGCAACCCTTTAGAGTTAGAAGAGCTCGCTTCTATGGAGACTGCTAGTTTAGATACCAAAGATATGCATATTGCTATTGCTGGTATTATTTATAAGAACAGGTTTCCAGAAATTGCTCAAGAAGTGACCGCAGGAGAATGGAAAGTAAGTATGGAGGCTTATTACAATCACTATGATGTTAAAATAGGTGATCTAATTATCAGTAAGAAAGAAGCGGAGGCTCTTGGCCTGGCTTCTGATGATAGTGTGCTTGGTAAGATGGCTAAAGTACTTAAGGAAGGAAAAGAAATAGCTACTGGAGCAGTTACTCGTGTATTACGAGGAATAACTTTTTCCGGTTGCGGAGTAGTGGAGAATCCAGCAAACCCACCGTCAGTGATCTTAGAAACCGCAAAACAAAAAGCAAAAGAAGAAACATCTGAAGAGGAAATTGTACTGGATTACGACGCTATAGAAGAAGGGAATAATGTAACCTCTTCTAAAGTAGAAACAGTTAATAAAAAGACCGATGAGTCTGATGAGACTGTTATCACTAAAAAAGAAGAGGTAGAAAAGTCTGAATTAGAGCACAAAGACACTGTTGGTATATGCGTTAATTACCAAAGATATGTATACGACAATAAGACAGAACGAGCCGAATCTAAATTGTTACATCAAGACTGGTGTAGTAGATATACAACTTCGTGTACGTCTTTTTCACGAAGTGCTACTGATCCTGGTTGTTTGATTCACAAAGTTGAGAAGACGGCATCCGCTTGTTTGAATGAGTTAATACAATCTTCAAGCACTGAGGCAAGGCGGGATAGTCTGTTGAATGCTTTGGAAGAAACCATTGCTAACGCTAAAAACAGGGATTTTTAATTGAAGGAGGTATAGATTATGCCACAACTGAACGTCGGTCAGACGGGTACGCTTAGAAGTGTGCCTAAACTAACCAAAATCTCCGCCGATGATAATACCCGTATGGTTTTTAAGAATATGGGGAATAATCATGCTTATCCTTTCATGTGGGGTTCAACTCACTTGATTTCGGGCGGAGCTGACACCGTTGTAGCCAGCGGTATCAAATTTCATGGATTGGAACTAGCAGAAAGCTGTAATGCCGTACTAACTGTTACTAGCGGTACACAAGATGGTTATGTATACATTGAAAAAGACATCACTGCTAATGTGATTACAGTTAAATCCACCGGAAGTAATAGTGTGGAGGTAGATATACGATGGATGCTAGCATCTTCTGATCCTGAAATTGATGGGTTGTATTGTACTGGTATGGGTAACCCATTCCCAAGCCAATGGCAGTAAATAATATTGGGTAAGGACAAGGAATTTAAGAGTAAAAAAAATTTATACGTCAGGTTGGTATTAACTTTTATAGGAGGTATTTTTGATGGACGAAAAACTTTATGAGGATATCAAGTCTGTTGTAGCCAGAATCTTTTCTGAAAAAGAAGAGTCTGAAAAAGTTGCTCAGACTGAAGAAGCTCTTCGTGAAGCAGCTGATACTATTGCTGAACTAACTGAAACACTTGAAAAGAGAAATGAAGAACTTTCAAGTAGTGAAGAGAAGGCTAAAGAAATTGAAGAGCAGAATTTAGCATTCGAAACTGAGCTTGAGGCAGCTCGTAAAGATGCTGAGGATCTGAGAAAAAAAGTAGAAGAAACCGAAGCTTCTCTTGAAGAGATTAAGAAAGACCGTTTGGCAGAAACTAGAATGGCTGAGATTACTGAAGCTGGTATTATCGCTTCAGATACCGAAGCACAATCTGGTAAAGTTAGAGATATGTCAGATGAGGAATTTGCTGCTTATACAAAAGAACTAGTTTCTATTCGTGAAGCAGTTGTTGCAGAGTTGGAAAAAAATAAAGAAGAAAAGGCCGCTGGGGATGATACCAAAACTGAAGAGGAAATTGCCGCTGAAGAAAAAGCCAAAGCTGACGCTGAAGCAGCAGCCGCTGAAGAAGATGAAACACCTCCTGCTAATGTCGATAAGACAAAAGCAGTATCTGCAGCCTTGAATCTGGAAATCCGACCTTCCGAGGGTATGGTAGCGAAGTATGCCGAATTAGGCAAAGCCATGGCGGAACAGATGAAAAAATAAAAATAACTTTTTTAACGAATTAATTGAGTTTAAAAGTAATTAAGGAGGAAGAAGGATATGTTTGTACCTAGACATCCTGTTGTTGAAAATCAATTTTGTGCATATGGTGCACAAACAGGTACCGGATCTGCAGGCGTAGGCGGAGTAGTGTGTTACGCTGGTGCAGTAATGTATTTGTCCAGTAGTTCTGCCAATCAGGAAGCTATTGTATATCGTTATGATACAAATACTGCGGAACCCACTGATGCTACAGAAAGAATCCCTTTTGGGCTTTCTATGCAGAAAGTAAAAACTGATTACCATCAAGTACATCCTACGATGTTCTTTATGCCTGGTGATCTTGGTTCTAGTGATGTTATTGCTGCCCCAACATATGATGGTGCAGGTAATATTACAGGTACCGCAGAGGCTCCTGTTGGCGTAGCCCATCTTGGTATTTGGGATACTGTACATTATACTGCCGATTTTACAGGCACAGCCGGTACGGATGCTGTTGTTGCTAATCCAATTGCACCTGGTGCATTACTATATACCGCTGCTAATTGTGGTGCTCGTCTGACCACAAGTAACACTGGAGCATCTAGTGATACTTACGATGGCAAGCGTTTGCCGAATGTAAGTACAATTGTTGCTCGCGTTGTTAAGGGTGTAAGTGCTGCTAAGGCAACTGCGAATATTAACAACGTAACCCTATACCCAATCAGAGTAAAACTTATGGTGTAGGTTATTATTTTAAATGGGATTAATGCACATATAATATAGTGCATCCCAAACTACTAAGGAGGAGTTGTTATGGAAAGACAGGAAATGATGGAGCTTTTTAAAGCTACCGCTGATATTAATACTGAAGAAGGCATGGCTGCCTACAGAGCATTTGCTGCTGCTATAACTACTCCAATCCTGCAAAAAGTTGAATTGGAATCTATTATGAGAAAGTTGTTTGCCGTGGAGCGTTTAGGTCCCGGCGCTCAGGCCGTTTATCCGGTTGCTGAAGACTTCGAGATTCCAGTTTGGGTTTTGCCTGGGTTGGGTTATGTAGCACAGAACTTTATTGAAGGTATTGGAGAAGAAGTATATGTTCCTACCTTCTCTATCGATGCTTCTGCGGATTGGAAGCTAACTTATGCTAGAGATTCTCGTATCGATATCGCTTCGAGAGCAGCTGCTAGAGTAGCTAAAGATCTAGCTAACTACGAGGAAGAGTGTGGATGGCGTGTAATTATGCCAGCCGCTACATCTTCTTTTTCTGGTAAAGGTCTTTTAGGTTCTCGTCCTGCACCTATTTATGAAATTAGTAATTCATCTACTGGTGCTGGTTATTTATCTAAAGAGCTTATTAATAAAATGATGGTCGGTTTTAAGAGAATCGGTCGTCAACTGACTGATATTTATATTGCACCCGAAGATGCCGCTGACATTCGTGAGTGGACAGACACAGATATCGATCCTGTAACCAGACGTGAGATTTTTCAGGCTTCTGGTATGGGCTCTATTTGGAATGTACAACTTCATGAAGTACAGCATCTTGGAGCAGTAGGACTTTACAATATTAATGGTAATTCTTCACAGTATGGTAAATTCATTGCTGATGGCAGTGAAGGTTACAATAGTTATACTCTTGATAATCCTAATATTTGTAATGCTGATGGAACAGTTAATACATTAGGTGAAACACAGGTACTTGGTTTTGATCTAACAGCCAATGATTCCCTGGTTATGCCTATTAGGAAAGAGTATGAAGCTCATGAAGATCCAACATTACTACGTGTTCAGAAACAAGGTTTCTTTGGATGGGCCGAGCTCGGCTTCGCTTGTCTGGATAGTAGAATGATTGGTCTCGGTGTAATTGACCGTAGTTTATAACATGAAGGCTAGTATAATGTGCTCTGCTAACTAGAAGTCAGAGCACATTAAATTAAGGATAGGTTAGAAAACATGATTTACAAAATAGTTTTTGTGGTTGTGTTCATAGAAGCACTGACTGAGATCATAACCAAGTCGGAAATCACCGAACCTGTTAGGAAGTATGTATTTAAAATGGGCCACAAGAACAAGTTTTACAATTGGTTGCACAGGCTATTAGATTGTGGATACTGTACATCGGTTTGGATAGGGATGTTTGCAGCCATTTTTTTATTTAGGGGCGTGGAAGTCTTAAGTCCTTATTTGGATTGGATTTTTATAGGTTTAGTACTTCACAGATTTTCTAATGTTTTTCATTTTTTAGTGGATAGAATTAGAGGTATAGAATAAGTTTAAATTCTGTGGAAGGAGCTTAAAATATGGCAAGAAGCTTATTTGAACAATTACAGCAAGTAAGAGGCACTCGTACATTTTTTGATGATATGAAAAGACCTCTTGCTGAATCTGCAGGTAGGCATTATGGCACTGGTACAATTGCTACTACTAGCGGGTCAACCACAGTCACCGATTCTTCCACTGCGTTTGGAGTAGATGAGGTAGATAACTTCATTGTTATTGACAGTGGCGCCGCTGCTGGTACTTATCAAATTACAGCTGTTTCTGGAACTGTAGCCACCATTAGTACTGGTGCTGCTGGTACAGATGCCGCTGCATCCTACAGACGCCATTATTATCAGAACTTGGAAGATGACTTGAATTACTTGAGGTTGATGATGGACTTGGTTATTGGCGAAGATAATTGGTACGATGACCCAGATACCAATCTCAGAGACATGGCTTATTTGATTCCTGCACGTCCTAATTATGTCGGTGAGACTGGACAGTACACCGATCGACCTGGTACTGTTACTTTTGCAATTGATGATATTGATCAAACTGGTGGAGTTAGTACAGGTGCTCCGGCGGGCGAATACACAGATAATACTAGTAGTATTAGTG